GCATATATTATCAATACAGTCTTCTCTGTATTTTTTGAACTTATCCAAACTCATGCCCAGCAACCCTTTTCATCTGCTTATTAAATTCAGCTTGATTCGGCTTAGACTTATAAAGCTTAATAGAAATGTTAGGACGATCTTTACCTTTGATCCTCCACTTATAACCTTTTTCTTTGTGTTCAGGTTTTGTAGTTTTTACTACACGGCGCTTAAAGCCTTTTTCCCAAGTCTCCGAACCTTCTACAAATTCTTTGAATCTTTTCATTGTTTTTCACCTATGAAGTGGTAACTATTATCGCAATCACAGCGATAACAAACATCATTCGCGCACTCTTTGCATTCTTCTCCGCAATGACATTTATGATCGCATTTGTGACATTTTTCCATTACGCAGTTGCTGCCTTATACATTTTAAGCGCAGTAGCAAAAGATTTATTTTTCATCATACGCTTTGTTTCAGGATGATCGGGGTTATCACAAGCCATGCGAATAGAATCATCATCTACTCTTTTGGCTTTAGCATATTTTTGGTATGCTGACATAGCCTTTGGATCTATGACTCTCGCTTCTTTTTTCGGCCGAGGTACAGGCTTAGCACCCATTGCTTTGTCCTGCTTTCGGATAACCATGTCTTTGAACTTACCTTCATCAAGTTCAACTTCTTCTTTTTGGACAGCTTTTCGAGTCTTTGTGAAGATAGTTGTATCACCAGTGATGATGTCAACAAGATCTCCAAACGCACTGAAGATAACTTTTCTATCTTTTTCTGCCACTCTTTCACCAGTCTCAATGGATTTCATTGCACGAATAAGGCGTGTAATATCCATCTTATTGACTAGACCAAGACGAGCGAGCTGTTTTACTTTTTGCATCTTTGGGTCAATAGCTTCCCATACAACTGATTCACGAGTTGATTTCCGCTCCGGCTTATCTTCTGTTTTTGGCTTGTCATGAGTATATCCCATTTTTTTCATGCGCTCATGATCTTCTGGTTTGTCAGCCTTGTAGCCTTTACCAGTCTTGGGATCATACATCATATGAGGTATGAAACCTTTATCTTCTCTGATTTGATCGAAAGTTTTCATTATCCTCTTACCTTTGCTGCTAAATCTTTGTCTGCTTTTCCCCAAGTGCCTGAGGATTTAGTTACGAATGAATTGACTCGAGCAAAACCCCATTGTTGTGGAGTTGTCCCCGGTCTATGACCAGTCTTCCATGCGGCAACACCGCGATTATATACTTGCCGAAGAACACCTAATGGCATACCAGATTTTTCAGCTTTCTTTTTCAAACCAGCTGTAGCATCTTCCATCATTTCTGTATGCTCTTTGAATCTCATTCCCTTGTTCCTATCATTTTTTGCCTGTTTTTCTTTAGCATCTTTTTTGGCCATACGCTCACGATCTTTACGTACTTTCACCGCTGCAGCTTTGATTCGTTGATTACGAATCTTTTGCTGTGCTTTATTAAGAACACCGTCGTCAGCCATTAGTCGTCTCCAAACATTTGTCTAAATTTTTTAGTATGTTTTGATGTTTTAGTTTTAGCACCTTTATCACCAGGTGCTGGCTTGTAAGCTGAATCTTGATCATCAGGCTTCTTGCCATATTTCTTAAAGTGTCGATCACGAGCAACCTTTGTTGATTTCTTCAGGCCAGTATGATAACCAGCTGGTTGAGCACCGGGCCGATCTTTAATATCTGGATCTTGCTTAGCTTCATCCATTTTTTCAACAGCATCAAGCCATACACGCCATGTATCACCCTTTGATTCAACAATCAAATAGTTCGAACCAAGGACATTAATTTTTCCAACAATACCTTTTTCTTTAATTACAACTTGCTCACCAACTTTATATAGGCCTTTTTGTACATAACTTTCGCGAAGGTCAGATACCGGCTTCAGTTGTACATGATTCTTAAATTCTTTTTGTTCTTTAAGTCCCATTCCTTTACGAACGCCGTTGTAAATACTCTTAGCATCAGCATTTGAAATAGCTTTTGGAAGACCTTGAGAAAACATTGAGAAATCATCGTCACCTGCAGCTTTACGCATCTTTGAGGCGGACATGCCAGTTGCACCTTCAGCATCTGGATCTCTATCACCAGCTGAAATAACATAGATGTCTTTGAAATTATAGAATCCGTGACTACCTTTTTTACCATTATACTTTTTAAGACGAAGTTCAAATTCATTGACTCGGTCTGAACCAACAACCATGACAACCTTACGGAAGCCTTCGTCATATAGTTTTGTCATAGCATCAAAAGGTGTCTTTACTTTTCTATCCATCATGATAGAACGAGCATGCTTAGGAAACATCTTCCGAGCATACTTGACTTTTGATTTATAATCTAATGGATTCTTTGATTTGTCTTGTGATTGAGATAAGTAAACACGATATGGAAATGAACTACGAGCATTTGCTGCAAGCTTATTCAAAAGTTTCTCATGGCCAATCGTAGGCGGATTCATTCTACCAAATGTAAAATAAACCAGCTTTTCTTCTTCAACTAAATAGCTTTTAAAGCTCGAAATCATCTTTTTCTGCCAACTTCCTGTTTTCTCACCTTAGGCATCAATCTCTTTTGAAGCACATTGATACGTTGCTGCCATCCACCTTGTGACAAGCGTTTTTCAATACTCTTCTTCATTGCTACTGAGAGATCTGACTTGGCCTTACCTTTAGTAAGAATCTTTGCAGCAGCTCCACGAGATTGACGGCGTGCACGCTTCTTGAGTACATCTTTAGTAGCCATACGCTTTTTAGCGCGTTCACGAGATCTTTTAAGTTGAGACTTACGACGCTTCATTACTCGAGCGAGTTTGCGTCTACCAGAAATTGACAGTTCTTCTTCGGTAGGTTCCGCTTCTTCGTAACCCATCCGCTTATTCTTCTGCTTTCGGTATTTTAGCTGATCGTCATAGCCAGCATATGCATCTGGCGTAGCTAACATATCTTTGAATGACACAAAGTTTGCCATTAATTTCTCCCTGGTGTATCCCATCCTTTTAATATATTGGGTGAAAAGTTGGCATATGAGAATTCCATACGGTCAACAATTTTCACTGCATCACCACCAAGTTTATCGATTGCAACGTAACCTTCTTGTCCTGTTACACGATATCCTCTGTTTGTTTTTAGAAACGTACCAACGTTTCCAAGTTTATTTAAACTATTTATAAGTTTTAATTTCGCTAGAACGATATTTTGTTGCAATTCAAAAATCATTTCTAGGTTTGTTTTATTTTCTTTTGAAAAGAATGTGAGGATGTCATCAAGCTTTTTCTGTTGAGTTGCTTTACCTTGTGGTGTTCCTCTTTTATCTATCTCTTTCTTAAACCGGTTCTCGATCCAATAGATCAAGTTAGTAACTCTCTTACGTGGATCAGGCGGTAATTGTCCAGCCCGAACAAAAGAGTTGGCATGTGTTTCAATGAGTTTTGTTAATTCTGTATTTGCTTCTAATTGACGAAGAGCTCCACCAGCAATCTTATTAAAAGTTCTACCAGCATTTGACAATAGCTTATTCACTTCGTCAGTTTCTTTCTTTGACATAGTCATGTTTGTCAAGTCACGTAGATTTGCATCTTGTGACCAAACATTCCTAGAATTTCTCAGTTTACTCGCATCAAAGTTAAAAGATGCCTTCATCGTTTCGAACGAGTTTCCTGAGTAGCTCGTATGCCATACGATTCCAATCTTTGCTGTCGATACTTGCTTGGCCATTTCCGTGCCAGCCGGTACTGCATAAACAATTGTATTGGGGTGAAACGTAATATACTGCTGTCCTTTGATTCGAGCTTTCTTAATATCACCCGGGCCATAGAGAAAATCACCTTGAATAACTCCTTTTATACCAAGTTCTGGTAAGTATTTAAGTGCGAGCTTAAGCTTATCAGCCAGATCGCCAGAAGTATCGTCATCAACATCTGCCGGTGTCTTGTAGACTTTGGGAGATTTGTTAAAAATACCTTTCTTTGCAACGAAAAATTTACCATCACGAGGATCAGTACCAGCAAAGACAGCAGGTGCACCATCCCACTTAACAGAAACAGTTCCACCTTTCACACCTCCTAGCATGTCGCGTAAAGAACGAAGAGCATTGATTGCTTGTCGTGCTCCGTCAACTCCACCATAGACAACTTTGTCTTCGATGTGAGTCATATGAGTATTTTTATTTTCAGTTATATAATTCTTAAAGTTTTCCATTATTGATAGACCTTTGCGTAGATGGATGAAATATCCAACTTCGATCCAGCATAGTTGACAAGATCTGTAATCACTAAGTCAGCTTTACCATTTGCTTTATTGTCATATAGAGCACTTAATACGTATGCAGTACCAATCTTACTATGGACTTCATCGGCACGCTTTGCAGTAAGCCCTGCGTAGAATTCTTTTTCAGATACTGATGGATGAACTTTCTTTACCATATTATAGAATACTTTTGCGTAACGAGACTTTTCACCATTTGAATTTAAGTCTTTTGCAATTCTTGTAAGTTGTTTATTGTCAGGAACATTCTTACCAATTCTCTTTTTCAAAGCTTGGTTGATTTGAGCCCAGCTAGCTCTACCACCACGAGCTGTTTTTAATATGATTTCAAAGTTGATAGTTGCAAAAGCAGCAGAAGTACGGATATCTGCTTTACCATCATCAAACGTAATATCGCCCGATTTACTTCTCCAAAACTCAGATGCTTTACGTGCAAAAGTAGCCATCATCTTACCACCAACAAACTTATGAACATCAGCGTTTGGTACTTCATTCTCAATTGTACATTTGATTTTGCTTTTATCAAGTACTTTTTTAAGAGAAATACCTACAAGCTTTTTTTCTTTATATAACTTTACAAGCTCTCCATTCAATTCTTGGATAGATCCGGTTGGCAATCTGCTTACAATAGCTGGATTAGCTACTGCCCAAATATCACCTGGGTTCCACTTATCATCGTTAAGCTTTGGCATACCAGAATTTTTAAGAGCTTTATTTTTTGCGTCGTAAATAGCTTTCATGACTTTATCGCCACGATGGAATGTCATATTGTTTTTGATATAACCTTTTTTAATTAATTCTTGCGCAGTCCAATATGCTGACCAGTGCCATGAACCGTCAAGGGCCATCATATCTTCAAATGAAGTTCCAGAAATTTCTGTTTTAGTTAATGCTTTTCTTATATCTGACGGCTGGATAGATTCAAATGGTGCACGTGGATTGTTTACTAAGATTTCACAATAAACACATTGAAGACTCTCAGCATCAGCTGTTTGTTTAGTACCACCACCTGCTCCACTTTGAGCTCCACCAAAGACTGCAGATTTACCAATCTTACCAGTACTAACTTCACCTTTATCAGTTTGAAGAGTTTGGCCTTTATTTTCTTTTTCTAGACGATCAATAGCTTGTTTATTCTCGGTGTTATTCTTAATCTTAATTTCAATTCCATCAATTGTAGGAATTGATTCGCCATTTTTCATGATGCGTCTAAGAATATCGATTCGAGGTTCTTTGGTTTGAGAATTAACCTTTGCCCATTGCGCGGCTGGCATGGCAACAAAGTTCATGGCCTTCTCCTCTAAATAGGTTTTGAATCTTAGCATCAAAAACTCCGCAGTTATTTAACCTATTTATAATAAAAAAGCGCCTTACCGGCGCTTTTCTTTGGAGTACTTTTCATCATGCGTTCGCCGGTTCTCGTTCGATCGTCTGATGCCCTGTTGTCGCCGCTTCTCTACTTCTTGAGGATGAAAGAATCGAGCAATATTCTCGAATCCGTTTTCACGAGCCCATTCTCCTAAGACATCTGGTTTATGTGCTTTCATTTTTGGAACCTCAATGTGTATGAGCGACCTTCATGTGTAAAGGTAACTGTTGAATGTGAATAGATGTTTTGAGTCTCTTCTTCATAACGAGTTTCTGTACGACACTGTGGACTTTTATTCCTTTCAGTATTCAATACACCACCAAGAAATGCTCCAACTGCTCCACCATTCTTTTCACCAGGGATGTTATTACCAATAGCTCCACCTATAATGGCGCCTTCAAGAAAGTTCTGAACTTCAGATTTATTGTTGCCTTGTGTACAGACTTCTACGCTATATGGCTTTTTTAAGATCACGTTTTTGTAATGATCTTGAGTGTATGTTTCAGCGAATGCCGCTGATGGTAACATTGCTAACGCAATTGCTAATTTTTTCATTCTCGTATTCCTTTCTCAACTTGGAGAACGCTGACCGAACTTTTTAGTTTGAGTATTTCATCTTCTAACTTGAACATTCGATCTGCTCGATCTTGCCGAGAAGAATTTACCAAAGTCACAAAAACACCGACAGCAATTGTAAATGCCATTCCTAAAAATCCACCAGTGATCATTGCATCGTTAACAAGACCTTGGATTACTTCTTCATTCATCATATAAGACTCCTAATAGTTTCGATTATATAAGTTATTATACCATACTTTTCAGGTAAAGTAAACAAGTTTTTTGATAATATGATATAAAAAGAAAAAGAACATGACGTTGACTGGCAAGTAAATCAATACCAGCTCAATCAAGTCATGACTCTTAAAAAACTTCTTGATTTTATTCATGTTCACCGCCGTTACCACGACCAAGACCACCAAAATATTCTGGTCTGTGCGTTGCTGCAGTAAATGTACCAACAGTAACTACGATTCCAGCAATAAACAAGATGTGTGCTACTGCACTTACTGCAAACACAGTAATACTACCAATACTCATTGAAAAGATAATACACCACATCCAAGCTAATATTTGCATGACGAGATGCCTTGTTTGAAGATCTGGAATGTGTCTCAATGGATTTTGCTTATGATCCATAATAGCACCCCAGCCATTAACGATAAATGTTCTCACGGGATAAACTCCTTTTTCATATGTTACTTTGAGTGGATAGTGAGCTTCCACTAGTTCTTTAAAATCAATAGCATCGTATCGGTCAGCAAAATATCTTACAACCTTACGATTTCTAAAATATCCTGTAATTCGATACATCTAAACTGAACTCCCTTTTCCGATTGGTTGACTAGTAAAAGAGTCAATATAGTCACCATCGTTTGAGTATGTGCGAGTGATAGTTTCTTTTGTTAACATACCACTGCGATATCGATAAGTTTCCAAAGAGTGCTGAAACACTCCTTGGCTTGGAAGTATATCAAGGGCATCTTTAAATGGACCGTCTGACATTATGATGCCTCCGCAAATTCAATGGCTGTTTGAAGTGCATTCTTCTTACGAAGTTGGTTTCCACCAAACCAAGAAGAATACAAGCGATTGTCTTCATTACGACCTTGAACATGATCAGTAATGTAAGTCACACTGTTGAATGCCTGCCACCATGAGCCTTCAGCATACTCAGCACCTGGTTGAGTTTCCAAGACATCATAAGCCATTTTAGCATTACGTGAAAGAGTATCAACAGTCAGTGATTTACCTTGTACACGCTTGTCAGCAGTACGTGGAAAGACTGTGTTGTAGTACTCAATCAGTGACTCAGCTGTAACACGACGCTTACCAAGATACTCAGCTGCTTCTTTGTAATGAGCCAACTTATCGGAGGCAATACCAAGAGCTGTCTTGACTTCAGAAGCATCGAACTCAACACGGTGACCAACCTTAACAGACTTGTCAGCCTTTTGATCAAGTGAAAGAGTCAACGTGTTGTTACATACCACACGAATTGGAGTAAAGCGAATATCAATTGCCTTACCATATTGATGTGGATTTGAGAAGAGAAGATAAGACTCAACACGATCTCCACCGAAAAGCTCAAAGTCTGACTTGACTTTGGCCAATGCCCATACCATCTGACCGTCTTTCAACGAACCAGCAGTATGCATTTCCATATCACCTGAAAGGCAATATTCGGCAAAGAAAGCGAAGGCATCTTCGTTTTGGACTGGATTCCAGTTCTCACCAACCGTGGTCAAGATCCGACCATCAGTTTCACGAACTAGAGCTTTTTGGCCAGTCGCCATTTTCTTGTTATTGTACTCGATGAAAGTTTCGACTTCTTGTACACGCCAATCGACGCCAGCCTTTTCCATCATTTGAACTGGTGTTAGATCATTACTGACCGGTACACCTAAACCATGCCACGGAACTTGACCGGCATACGCCATTGTTTCTACCATATGTGCCATAATATAATTCTCCTTAAGCAGCTTTTAATAATGATGCAGTAACGTTCCATACGCCATCTGCTTCAGTTTTAACACGAACATTCTTTTTAAGGACTTTAATAACTTTGCCTGACATGGCACCACGACGACCGGTCCATGAAACAGACTGTCCAACAGTAAAAGACCTAGCTGCACGTGCAACCTTTAGATTGCGAGCATCATTAAACATTTGAGCAATTTCGCTCATCTGCTCGTCTGATGCTTCTACAAACAGAGCTTGAAGTTTAGTCATTTCAGATTTCGTTAGCATAATGTAATATCCTCATGTTTTCATTTTATAAGTATATTATACACTAATTCTTCTCATGCGTAAACAAAAAAGTGAGCAGTCAGCTCATTTTTTTTTCATTGAGTATGTTTTCTCTAGCTTCACGCGGCAAATAAGGTAGTTGCACGTCAGCGTATACAATTTTCTCTGATACACTATCGTTCAATTCATTTTCAGCATGCCAGTTTTCAGATCTTATCATTGTACCATTTCTGATATATGCTTCAGATTCTATCATTTCTCCGACTGGCTTAAATCCTACTGCTTCGTATGTCTTAAGAGCTTTATCTCGAGGAAACGTCCAGACTACTTCAAACTGACGTAATTGAGCGTACTGACATGTTGCTCTAAGCAAAGCTTGACCAATGCCATTACCAGCGGCTCTTGGGTGTACCCATAGTCCTCTTGATCTAAATCTATATTTTGATGTTGGGTGGCCACTGTTGACGCCAATAATCATGTTTTGATTAGCTCGTTCGTCAAAGAATGTAGCGCCAAAGAATACTGGTTCATAGAGAGCATAGATCGACTGATCAGTTTCTTCCAATACACCGGGATCTAACCCAGTCATACTTGACATTGGCTTGATGTCGTCTCTACCCGGCCAAAGCTTTTCCCAGAACGGGTATATCTCTTCATACGTAATACGTTCAATAGTAACTTGTGTCATAATATGCTCCAAAAAGAAGTGCCGGATTCTGTTTCCACGCTCCGGCGGGCGCAGTAGTTTATGCCGCGATGGCGTAATCTACAGGTGCAAAGTTATCGTTTGCGTTTAGTCAAATCTTGCGTTAACCCAGCTTGCGCGGGATAGCTCCACTTTCCTATTAACCACCAGTCGATCCTGTTTCGCCCCCATCATAAAGACACTGAATTCACTGGTTTACAGATATATTCAACTGTATCCCAAGATCCATCAGCTGGCACTTCCGCATATTGTACAAGCATCGTTTCACACTTTGCTTTCGTTTCAAACCATTGCACATCTTGTTCTAAGCAGGTCGAGCCTGAACAAACTGTTAATAGTATATGCCAAATCATTTCCATCGTTCAATGTCCTTATGGTGGAGGCGGCCGGTACTGCCCCGGCGTCCTGTCTAGCTTTCGAATTGCTTCATCACTATAATTCTATTTATCTACCGAGATACTTAATTCTTTTTCGTTCATCTTCTTCTACTCTACGTCGAAACCATGTAAACTTCATAAAAAAATTAAACATCTCGACCTCCTTTTTTGCTGTAATACTATATATTATATCACAAAACTCACTATAAGTACACAACAAAGTGCGTCAGATATATAAATAACAATGTCTAATCGATTAGAGGATCTAGTAATGAATAAATTACTTTTGATCGCTGCTTTTAGTATGTTATTTGTGAGCACAGCGATGGCACAAACTGTGTCAACTGTTACGACTGATTCAACATCAAACTCAAATGTTGAGACAGACGCTAATTCAAGAACTATAGTTATATCTCCACCACCTTCGGCTATCTCGCCGGGTGTTGGTTCTTCGTCATCTGATCTTTGTTTAAGTGGAGTATCAGGCGCTGTGCAAACACAAATTTTAGGTATATCAACCGGTGAAATGGTTCGTGACCAAAATTGTGAAAGATTGAAAATTAGTAAAACATTATATGATATGGGAATGAAAGTGGCTGCAGTATCAGTGCTTTGTCAAGACCGTAGAGTATATGATGCAATGGAAATGGCAGGAACTCCTTGTCCATACCTTGGTGAAATTGGTGATAAAGCATCGGATAGCTGGAAAGCTAATCCAGGGCGGATACCACCATCTGAGGTAGTGGAGACAAAGGATGACGTTCAAGAACGTAATGCAAAGATTGGCGCTGGTATCGGCGGTATTGCTTTGCTCCTACTCTTACTCTAACGCACAAGTAAGTACATCGTGTGTACAGTCGACAGACGGAACAACCAACTCGCTGAACGGCACGCAGTGTCTCGATCCTAATAATACAACTCTAGATCTTTTAGATCAAGGTGACTTTGGTACCGGTGGTCATAACACTGGAAATTCTCATAACCAGAAATATGTGTACTCCACACACGATGAGTACATCCTACACTTCTCGTACACTAACGATACTTGGGTAACCAATCTGGCTATCAATCAAGCGTTAGTTGGGGCTGGATTTAATCTTGGTGGCTACACTGCGCAGTGGGAGTGGAAAAATGAAAACACTAACACTACAAATGGTATATGTAATGCGCAGACAGTAAATGGTGATTGTTTAGACGACCTTGTAATCAGTATTGACGCATATGCAAGTGGTGTTAGCATCTATAGCGAACAGTGGGATTATAGTCAGACAAAATCAAATGGCTATACACTAGAAGAAGTTTTGACTTTTTCACCTATTGCGTTAGTACCCGGTGTTACTATTGACGAGATTGAAGTCAGTATTCAAGGCATGGACAATGGCTATTGGGCTGGTATGTACGGGCCAAAGGTAAAGAACTTTCATGGCGGCGTAGTTTTGATGCCTGATCTATGCGCAACTAATCCATTGTCGGATCCATCATGTCCCGGTTATGCAAATGCTTTATATAATCAGCAGTGCGCCGCAAGTCCACTTTATGATCCCGGATGCCCAGGATACGCTGCAGCTAACTTAACTAAGCAGTGTTCTGCGAACCCGTTATATGATCCAAGCTGTTCAGGTTATTCCACAGCCTACTATAATCAACAATGTACCAATGATCCAACATCAGATCCCGGATGCCCAGATTATTACGTTGCAATGTGTGAAGCAGATCCTTTATTCGATATGGGTTGTATTGGATATGATATAGCATACTTTGAAGAGCAGTGTTCGTTTGATCCACAGTACGATACGTCATGCTCTGGTTATGTTGACTTGTCTGGTAATGATGGTGACTATACAGTTTTAGATCCATTGATCGACGACGTAGTAAATGCTGATGTCGACATTGGTGCACCAGAGTTTTACGATGTTCCAACAGAAAGTTACGTACAAGACGACTTTGTTTTCACACAAGAAACTATGGAATTAGATGATGGTTTCCAAATGGTAGAAGACGATATTGATTCAGAAATTGGTGAACTTGAAATGATAGACGATATCGATTCTGAACTTGCTGCATTGGAAGCAGATTCTGGTGAAGAACTAAAAGGTCCGTTAGACTCAAGACAAAGTGGTACTACATCACAGGAGGATGACATTGAGAAAGAATTGGAAGCTCTCGAGACGGCCAACGAAGAAGAGACCGAGCCGGTGGAGCAGGAAGAAGTACAAGTCGCCAGTGGTAAAAGATCCGAGAGGCCTACCGCACTTGATCAGCAACCGGTACCCGGAGAACAAGTAGTTTCACCGGCCGACTCAAAGAGAAAAAAATTAAAATTACTTATTGCTATGAAAGCCATTGAAGCAGTCAAAGAACTTGAAACTGCAGTTACATTAGAACAGCAGATGGAGATTCAGCGTAGACTCCTCGCCTTAATATCGTTTGTACCAGACTTTAAGGACTACGCTGAAAAAGAGCAGATTAATCAAGTCAACTTCTATCCACCAAAGCCAACAGTAGATCATGCGTTTGCTAGATGGTTTTTGAACGATCCGAACTTTGGCGCAATGGAGGATTTACAATACCAATAGGAGAGTGGTATGTTAGCAGAGGCAATGGCAGGAATATCGCTAGTTAAAGCTAGCGTGGATTTTATTAAGGGCAATATTGAAACAGCACAAGACATAAGCCAAATAGCTGGTGCTATCGATGGTCTGTTTAAAGGCCAAGAAGAAATAGAAAAGAAGAGAAGTAAAAAATCTGGATACGGTGTTGCTGACCAGTTTGGAATCAAAACAGTAGCACAAGAAATGATTGACGCTAAGTTAGCTCAGGAAAAAATATCTGAGATGCGGCAATTGATTGATTTTCGTTTTGGACATGGGACTTGGAAATCTATTGTTGAAGAAAGAGCAAAGCGCATACAAGAAGAAAAAGATCGTATTGAAGCCGAAAGGAAAATTCGAATACGAAAACAACAGGAAACTGAAGAGCTAGTCAAAAAAGTATTAGTGGTAGCTGGCGGACTCGCATCAGTTGTTGGCGTAATCCTTGCAGTTCTAGGTTACATCTGATGGAATATATTTTTGTTACTGTGTATCTTAGTGCTGTTTCAGCAACTCATTCGTGGACTATTTGTAATAACTGTTTAGTCACAGTGTGTGAGTACCGTATGGATCCGAAGATTAACTATACAAGAAGTTGGTATCCTAAATCATTTCATATTCCTTATGGTTCAGCTTGCCCGCCTTACATAAGAGAAAAATTAAATAAACGCTATTATAAGAAAAAAGCGAGACCATATTTATCGCGATAACGGAGAAAAAAATGGCAGAAGTAGAATACGGTGGAATCAAAGTTGGTGGAAGTAAGTGGTTACTTATTCTACCGTTGATCGGTACACTTGGTGGTGGCCTTTGGGCTGGCTTTGAGTTCTATAAAGACTATATGAATATGAAAGAAATTATTGAGAACATTGATACAGATGCAATTGCTGCACGTAATGATGTACTTGAAACCAAACTCGATGAGGCTCTTGAATATTCACGTGACATCAAGAACGGATTGAGAGATGATATTGTTCGTATTGAACGAATAGTAGATAAGGTTGAAGACGACATCAATAGTGTAGAAGATGATGTACGTACTACTATTGATGATGCTGAAGAAAGATTTGAAGTAAAGCGTCAGGATCTTTTGAACCAATATGTGGCTCAAAAAGATCTACTGGTACGTGAGAATACTTCAACTCGTGAATTGTTGGAGAATAAGATTGAAGGCCTTGAAGCTGATATGGAAAAGCAACTTCAAAGAGCCTTAGACAATCCTTTAGCTAATCGCTAGTCTTGGTTTTCTTCATGACCGGGTAGTGTGTCAGCGATGGCTTCATGATCATGCATTGAAAGAGCAATGATTCCATAGTGAATAACTTTCATAAGGTCGGCTCGATTGTGGCCGGCCTTTTTGCCATACCGCTGACAATACTTTACAACATTACCAAGAGCAAAGCCCATACCATGTCCCATATCTTCAATGATCTGAGTTGATTGATAACGATTTTGCGAATAGTGTGCACTATACGTTTTGTCGATATATTCTTTCATTTCTTCAAGTAGAGCATCCTCGTTGAATGCGTACTCGATTTGATCATCGCGACCGAATAGATCTTTCATAAACACTTAACTCCTGTTGTATAACATCGTAATGCTCGATAGCAGCACGATGCAGTTGGTTGTTTTTCTTTGCAAAGACCCATGCCTTTGCTACAAATTCATTACGTGGAACATTGAAGTTCTCACAAGCAAAATCTTCGGCGTCCATCAACATTGCTTTTACTTTACCCATAATATATCTCCTTAATCAACTATAACACCGCTAGAAAGATCTTTGAATCCAACCGTAGAAACAATATAGTGTCTACCAGATGTGCTATCAGCAACAATGTCACCGACAGAAACTGAATGCATCTTGTTTAGACGTGTGATCTTTTCTTCTGGACCTACATTGCCAATTTGAAAAACTTCACCTAAGCTTTTAGCCTTGATGGTACAAACTGGAGTACCATAAAGATTACGAAAATCTCTATTAGTAATTTCACCATTAGTGATTTTGAAATGCTTGTCAGCCAATTCAGGTGAAATAAAGTTACCATCTTTGATAAACTTATCCATGTTTGGCTGGTATACTGTGAACAACTTTTCCATAATAGATCTCCTCATCTCCATTTTATAGATCTATTATACACCATAAAAATACTATTGTAAACAAAAAAGTGAGCAGTCAGCTCATTTTTTTTATGATAAGAATATATTAGGATTTGGAGAGTCTTCATTACCAAGTTCATCATATTCATAATCAATCCTCAATTTAAATGATTTTTGTCTATACTCGGAGACATTGATCAATCGTTGAAAGTAAGAATGATTGCCAGTTGGTGGACGACTTGGTGTATTGGTAAACCATACGTCGCCATAGAGATTGATAATATAATAGAGCATAATGTAGTCGCCGGGTTCAGACGCATGTGGCATATGAATATCCATAGTGTCTTTCAAGTCTGATTCTTTTACAAAGTCCATAAGAAGAACTTTATCACCCGGTGTATATCCAAAGTAGTAGTCTCGATAGTCATCACCACTTTCAAAATAAGCCACATCTAAAAAAGCATTTGGCATATACTCTTCATTTAATAAGTCAAGATGAATTCCCATTGAACTAAACAAAGCTTTTTGTCTATCAAATTTTTCTTGTTTACGATTAATATATTGGCTATGATGATATAGCATAAAGTGAGATGGAATTTGCTTTTGAGCACCAGTTTCTTCAACTAATCGTAAAAAATCAACAACCATACTATTTTCAAAGATATGGTCACCAATACATTCTGATATGACTAGATCTGCTTCAAGTGCTGGATAATCAGCCATA